ATCCACATAGAGAATAAGAACAGCCAACACATGTAATCCGATAGAGCAAATTTCAAACGGTCATTATCTGTAATGTCAAGTTTAATTCTATCAATTAACCTATCCAAGCGTCTATCGGCTCTAACCCCATCCTCCATCTTACGCAGTAATGATTGCAACGAAGGGTTTCTTCTAAATGAGTCCTTACGTAGAAACTTAAATAAAGTAAGTACCATACGTTTACTCATTAGCTTGTTAACATATGTTCCGGTCCATTTATCAATACGTTGTTCCACTGGCGACCAATCGGGATCACGGAACTCAAATCCTGTTATTTGATCATCAAACGCTGCTTCCAGTTCAGATACTTGATAACATTTAGCAGAATAAGTGTTAGGGTCCGGTCCATATGTCAAAAAAGCATCTTCTCTTTTATCCTTAGCTGGCAACTTGGCATATTCTGCGATGACTTGTCCACGAGATTCTTGTAATATTAAATGGCTATAGTTAGCATTCATACACTCTCCAACAGTAACACTCCATTCTGACGATAGTTCATATTCGTCGATTAAATCATCCAGAAAATCTTCACGATTATCGTACTTCATACCAATAGAACCGGGGTGTCCCAATCTAGGAATAAATGCTGAGATAATGTCAAAGTCGCTGTAGAATGCAAACGTGGTTGCCTTCAGACATAATATAGGCCAAGATGGCGGTTGATCTGGTCGATTCTTTAATATTGATTTTACTACTAGATGAGACACTAATTTAGACATATCTCCAGTAAATATGTAATCCGTGCCACCTATTGCTGTATTGTCGTGTTCCTCGTTTTCGCGTTCTGTCTTATACAGTCCGATATACATACCAGCTTCGGTTAGTAATCGCTTACGAAGTTTGAACCCGTTAGGTTTATCTTCAGTCTTAACATACGCCAAAACCAGTTTACTCCAAAGTGTGCAGTCTTTCTCACTTAAGGATGTATAACAATCTGAAGTTATAAACTCTACTAAGTCTAAGTGTTCAAATCGAAAATCGACTGATTTTGACCAATCTCTAAGTCGCTTCTTGGCAAGTAGATATAACGAATTAGCATATCGTATATTCATGGTCGAGATACCAAACATGCTTAGCTTGTTCGCATCTTCGTAAAAATTTGAAATGTTAGCGTCCATACCGAAAGTTATAATTCTTCCAGTAAGTATACTAAAAAGTAAGGCTGCACGTCCAGGAGGTATTATATATAACATTTCTTCGCTAACTATAGCTTCGCATATCATTGACAACATGAAATCGCTAAAACTTCCCAATCTTCGTACAAACTTTACATCCTCATCTCTAGGTGGAACGCTAGGGTACTTGTATAGTATACTATATTGAATCAGCAATGATTTTACATGCTGACTTTGAACAGAATGTCCGTATTCCATGTCATGGGCCGCGTAACCTACAGGTCCATGTATGTACGGTAATTCATTACTCAAACCAAAGAACCACTCTAGTGTTTTCCTATTATCTAACCTCGACCTCAACGCAACTTGGTTGTTTGACTTGGCTACGATTACATCATCGAAATTTATCGGAAGATAAGGAACATAGCTGACTGCCAAGGTAGTAGCTATGTTTTTCATCAATAGTTGCAGGCTAGCAGCGTCTCCTGATTCAACTAATTGTATTGTCGGTGTTATATAGTGGCCGTACAATATTCTCGCAGCCGCCTTTATAGCTTCAATACCATTTATCGAACGTTGAGGTATGGCAGCCAATATCTTATCATACCATATCTTCTCCCTCCCCACTAATGGGAGATTATCGGGAATAGGTTCCATACTAGACTCTAGCGTAGAAGATATTTCCTACAAAACTTTTAAACACGCTCTTAATTTGTTAACTAACTTTCATTGTATTATACTGTAGTAGTAACATATACATATTTTTTAAAAAACTATAACATCATAACAACATGTAGCGCATTATTGACTGCCTTGATGCCAGTCAATTGCGGTTACGTACAGACCAAGGATAGATTGGATCTCAGTCTCATCCACTTCAATGTCTGCCAAAGCTACTCCGAGATTATTAACGAGAGTCTTCGCGTCGTACTTGGTAATGTCCTTGGAGATGGAAATAGGATAACCAGGTGCATAGAAATCACGTGGCTGCTTAGCGCGGTATATTATTCTGACTGAACTTACATGCAGTCCAGTTACATTGATAATACGCTCATTTTGATTATCAGAGCGCATGAACTTCTCATATACTCTCTTGAATACGGACATGTTTGTATAGGTAAGGAGGTTGCTGTTGGAATGGGGCAACTTCGGATAGGAAGTTGTTTAAATGTCAGCTCCGTAGAGGTATAATTAAAATAATCACTTATCCCTACCACAGCAAGGTTTTTAAAATAAGCTATATTGATTTTCCAACTTATGCTGTCTGATATTAGCGGTAGCTAGAATACATTATATTCCTATTGGCAAGCATCAGCAGATGAGCAACAAGTCGTGTGAGGCTTCGGATTAGCTTTCTTCAAGTTGGCAACCACTAGTTTCTCGATCTGCTTGTTCTTATCTACGGCGCTGTAGCTACTAGGTAATGTGGAACATATTGGCCAGCTATGTTTGTTGCCTACCAGGTTAGGTGTTGGAATGAACCATTGCTTCTCATTAAGTCTCAATTCTCTATCCTCCTTAGTTACTGGCTTTGGATTGAATACAATCATAGGTAAGTTGGGATCATGTACATTTTCCCTGATACCTCCATCTTCACCCTGTGCTAGTTTATCAGACACATACAGTTGAGCTACCAGATCACGTTCATAACGAGCATACGTCAAATCATCTTTCAGCCTAGCATTCTGATGCACTAATAATGTAAATCCTCCTGTGGTAATAACACTCGCTACTATAGGTACTACGTACCCGAAGCCAACAAATCTGAATTTAATCCAACTCATAGTTACCAGTATACATAAGATAATTTACAATTAGTATGGCAGACGTTATCGCCTCCGTTTTTCAAAGAATCGAATCTCCTTTATTCCCGTGTATAAGATACGGATGTACTGGCATATGCCACGGATCCCGTATCATACACGCCAAACATAAAAAGAATGTTTATCGAGCAACATGCGACATATGCGGAGCCGTTTACGTAGCAGAACACACTATGGATAAACGCCTGATAAACCATCGTATCAAACTAGGATATACTGTTAATGATGAGAGAGTGTCGTTGCACGATTGTCATGGACGTGTTATCCATTTATTTTCCAATCCCTGTATGGGATGTGGTGGCAGACTGTATATCCCACATGAAGATAAGCTGGATGTATTCCTACATTATATAGTAACACGACGACATACTAACGATAGAGGTAGAAGGATCATAGATTCTGACAAGTATGTTGGTCACCAGTTATGTATGGATAGAGATGGTACTTACGCAGCTAAGATAGCAGAACGACAACTCAATTTACCCTTCATCAAGGAGCGAGAGTTACATATAGATCATGATCGCTACAACTTTCGCATGAACAAACGGGGACAATCGGAGGTGTCATATGAGAAATTTCTGGAACTTAGGTTAGAGAACAAGGAGAAGAAAGAACTAATTAAACAAAATCGGAGAGTTGGGGTTATACATCATTTTTAAAAACTATGTTAGTATAGTGATACCGTACGGTTTGGATGGCGGATAGTGCCCACCTATTTACGTTTACAACCACCACTTATTAGAATGTCCTCTTCTACTTCCACCTCCAGACAGCCTTATGCTTTTGATTACAATTGGAAACCCGCCACCGTTGAGATGGCGGCTAGCGACCTACTGAAGTCATGGGGATTCGATGACAACGTAGTCTATACCCAAAACCAGAAGGATGCTGATTGTTATACTGCAGCAGTACCCCTGAAGATTCAGACCATTAAAGATAGAATGGAAGAGTTGGGTTTCCTGTTGGATACCCCAATTGTAGACCGCGACGGACTTAGGTTGCAGTTTGTTATTTTGTACGATGGTGCTCCCGTTGATGGTAAAGATTGTCACCTAGCACGCAGTAGCATCCACGTCAAGAAGAGGAACTGGGACGATTTCAAGGAAAAAGAAGATTCTATCTGGTTGGAGGCTGAGTTCTGGTTGCAACGAAAAGCGCCCCTGTTCAGGTATTTAATGGGTCAGTAGGAGTAGTTAAGTTTTAAGATTCTATTGAGAATCGTGTTAACCCGGTGTTATATTGTTTTAAAAACTTTCATATGTGAGACGATGGTATATGGACTATATAGCAGAAGTGCCCATACTATCATAATACTTTGTGTTATATATTTGGATTATCATCGCTTATACCGACATACTACTTTTACCATGGAAATCCCTGTAGTTAACCCCGTTACCGACCCTATGGAACTTAGTAGCTCTGATATTATTTATGTCCTATCCGCCCCTATGGCTCCATGGTATGAGTATGATGTTACTTGCAATAAAGACGACAAGTCCATCCTAGTTACCTGCAACAAATATCACAGGCTTCCATTCAAGTTGCCCTTCCAGATTCCAAAGGATGCTTACAGTGTTATGCTGAAAGTACAAGATGGTGCGGAAGGCGGAGAGTCCAGTAAGTTAGTTGTTGATAGTTTTGTTACATCATTCCCTCGCTTGATGATCAACAATTCTGAGAAATGCCGCTTCTTTGCTAAGAACCGTTACACCATGTACGATGAAACTTCGGATGATGTGTTCTATGTCAATCAGCACATCGGAGGTCCAGCCTTTCTGCCTCCTTTGAGAGAGTTCTACACTGATGAAAATGGAGAGAAGAATGTGTTTACTATCTGCGGTAGCACATGTGGAATCCCCGGTTATATGTTTGATTTCATCAGACAGGCCGGAACATCCAACTCCGATTTATGTCGCGCTGGATCTCTGTTGATAGATGGTGGCAGCTGCGACGCTTATGGTGTGATGCATAATTGCAATGACATTGACAAGTGTGCATTGGATGAAGCTGACGACTGCATCTACGCAGAACCCGGTGAGAAGATACTGGGCATCCTTCATGATCGTCTGGTTATTCTGGGATCGGATGGCAAGATCTCCATTTGCGACCGTAAACGCGAACATTATGATGGTGAGTACGTTACCACCAAGTTAGCTACCATCGACACCAGTTCCGTCGATATCTTGGACTATGATGATCATACTATGATCTTTAACTGCAACGCGGTGACTACCGACTCCATTATCCTCAACTCTAATGAGATCGTGCCAGGTTGTAAAGATGACGACACTTATGTGTATGTTATCCGTATCAAGGATTTGCTACACCACTTTGTAGGATACTTAGCTACCGAGGGATGGGATGTCCCTCGTCAGTCTAAGGTCCCTTATCGTAAGTTCAAATGTGTATTGAACACAACAGAATGGGAGTCCCGAGCGGACTTCTGTGAAGATGCAGATGAGGCCGGCGCCGTTGAAGAGGAGAGTCTCAAACGTTACAAATCGTTTGAGGAGTTAGTAGTTAACATTATGGATGCTAAGATCCCAGATGGAACCTTCGACGTAGAGTATCATTAGATTAGATTACATAATAATGTTATTGTTGTTAGCGTCACCAACGTGACGACGCTAGCGGTGTTAGTTTTATTGTTATAGAGGTGTTTTTAAAAACATTACATATAGGTTGTTGCAGCTTGTCTTCAAGTATTGTTAGTATAACGGTGAAATAACGGTATAATAACGGTATAATAACATGGCTTCAGATAATAAACTTATTGTAAGGTGGACTCCTGCAATGTTAACCATCAACACACCTCATCCGATTATCGAAATGAATTTGGGATTGGGATCGAATAAGACGATTGATTTTGTTCAGAGTTGTTTCGATAGTGTGGTATATCATTGTAACAGGCCGTTTTTGTCTAATGATAAAAGTGTTGAGGTTATTAGCCCCTTAATGGATAATGGCTGGATGGACGAATACGGAAATAGTATGACTGTATCAGTTCTACCCAGCGCTTTTCAATCGGATTTTCCTATTTGTAAAGACAGCGCTTCATTCTTGGAAAATCTAAACGGAAGAAGTTTGGCGTTGCGTATTCTCTTTGTACTGACCCTAGGAACCAGAAAGCGCGAAGATTAAGTTATTAACGCGCTAATATAGATGGGAATGTTAGTTTTAAAAACCTTAAAGGTGATGTCGTGATATGGTAACCAAGTTACTAACCCCACATCGACAATAGCAATAATAGTAATACTAAAATGGACGCCATTGATGAAGAATTCGATCAATTAACCGTCGAGGTTAATGAAGCGTTAGTAAGGTACCGGGAACGAGTAAGAAAGCGTGTTAGCGCTAAACAGTTAGTTTTGAAGGAGAAGCTGGGGGAACTTACTAAAGCGGTTGAAGTGGCATCAGTGACACCCAGACGTTATGCGGTGCTTGGTAATACCAGAGTCGGTAAGACTAAGTTTATCTACAAGTTAATTTACGGAGAAGATGAGATAGTAGGTCATCGTTACAAACAGACTATCGCCACCGAGATCCGGGCGTTCAAACGAAAAGATGAGAAAACGGGGGCGGATGTTGAGGATAATATCTGGGAATTCTGTGGTAATGATTCTTATCTAGTACCGAGGCCAGATGCACTCAAGAACATGCATACTATCGTTATCATTAAAGATCCGGAAGGTCGTGGCATGAGGGAAAAGAAACATTATGATAAGTCTCCCCAGCAATGGTCCGAGTATCTCCTTGGAACCGAAAACGATCCTCGCGTGAAAGTGATATCCACTTACCAGGAGTTTGAGGATGCTTTGAATCGAGTAGACTAACTGTCAGGTATCCCCTATTTCGCTAGATATAATAAGGTTTTTAAAAACTAACTCATACTAGAGTGCAACATCTACAACACTTGCAACTTCATACATACCACACCAACTTCCTTCACATCTTCGTAACCCATAAAGAGTTTCGAATATCTCTCCTCCACATCAGCAGCAGACTTACCGTCCGGAACTAACTCTGAACCAAGTTGCTCCCATGCCTCACCAAAGGTACTAAATCTCAAGATCTCCGTAATTCTACAGCGAACATCATCATGCGGATCGCTGTAACAACTGAGGATATCTCCCACTTTCATCTTAGCCCAATCCTCCCTGAAGATACGACCTTCATAGATCTTATCTTCATCTACTATCATACGAAGCCAAGGCTGCGCAATGTTCTTTCTGTAAACAGTCATGTTGGGGTGGCAGTTTTAACGTTCTGCTGGTACAGTCTCAACTCTATAGTGTTAATTATAATATTGCGATTAATCGCAATATATGTTGTATGTACACCATATCATATTTCAAAATAACCAGAGATGGCTAGAACTACAAATTAACATATATTTGACAGGTATTCCACTCGTAAGTCTCAGTATCCATACAACAAGGTTAATCTAAATTACAATCGTATATGGTTCTATGGACGGTATATGTTAGTATATGTTAATTTTTAAAAAGGTCCACACCAGACGGAGATGGAAACAAAAATAACATGCTACCGATATGTTATACTATATTCTCCATGTCCCAGGAGCCCCCTGTAGCACACATATACACCTCCCAATTTACAACTCCTATACCAGTACACCATGTCAAACTTTAACGAAGAAGAAGCAGCTAACCAACTTGCGGAGTACCCTCTGCAATCTAAATTTGTAGATGCTAGCGGTAACTCTCAGCTCCTAGTTCATAGCGACATGCCTGCATCTGGTGGACAACCTCGCGTTCAAACCAATGTTAAGGTTTGTCTTATTGGCAATCCTAAAGTAGGTAAGACCAAAATGGTCCACCAGCTCATTACCGGTAGGGACGAAGAGAAGCCCTATCTGCCTACTATTGGTGTGGAGGTACATGCGTTCCGATTTCCGGACAGACCAGATATTTGTTTTAACATCTGGGATGTAGCTGGACAAGCCAAGTTCCGAGGTCTAGCGGAGGGCTACTATCCAGGTTCCGACCTTGGCTTTGTGGTACTTAACCCCGAAGGTCGCACGCCCTATGCGGAGGATAAGAAGGCAGAAAAGTGGGCAAACGAGTTCTGTAGCATTTGTGATAGCAAGCCAGTAGTGTACATTCACAATGTAAACACTCTACGTTCTAACCTACGTAGCTACATTGGCATCCTGGACAAGCGAGACCAGCAATAGAGTAGACTTACATCTATTCACTCCCATCCACCCACCTTGCTACCGTGGTAAACGGGGAACCCGCGATAGCCACTTAGTTAGTTTTTAAAAGCTCCTATACCCACTGTAGCAAAACGGTTGCTATTTACGTGTATATTACTGTTGGTTAGGGGTCTACAATTGTTAAAAAGTTAGATATAATCTGACGATATATCAAAGTAATTTAGTAAGGTACCAACTATACTACCAAACCATGAATGTCGAAGTCCATCTTCGCATTAGGGCTAAGTTAGCACCTAACGCCAGAGGTCAACTAAATGATCAGGAGAAACTATCGTATGTCACCGCTATGGTTGCACACTTGAAAACACTTCCACAAAATGATATCGATGTCCTGTATCGATATATGGAGGATCGTATCAACGATCAAAATGTTCTATATCAACTGGCTCAGGATAAAATAGAACGCATTGCACTTAACATAGCTCTGGATATTATGCCGAGGTTACCAATAGTTAACTATCACATATCCCCATTCATGTCGCGATCGGAATGTATAACTGACCCAGGTTATAAGCGCTGGGTTGAACATGGGTACATAGAGGAGCTAAATAATATTATAGATTTTGTATATTCAGATGGTGCCAACTATGATACTAACGACAAAGGTCTTATTACAATGGAATTCATTGTTATTGACTGGTTGATGAGTATACCAGATGCTATACTCCATATAGATAAGAACGACGCAATTATATTCAAAGTACTTACTACTCTAGATTTGTATTTGCTATGTATGGTATTGATGCCGGGAGATCTGTTCGCTGTTATGTCCAAATCTCCACAGTCTATGATATTTGCTCTCACTACTGGTTGTGTAATTACATCAGATAAAGATCCTAGTGTTGTCAATCCAGATAGATTCAAGTATTTTGCTGATAATTTCCAACCCAAGGAGGTCCAGTGGTTGGCTCAAGGTTTCGACTACTGGTTTTTGATAGAGGGAACATATGATGACGCTATACCAAGTCCTTACATGAGAGTACTTAGACCTAGCATGGAATCATATGTTGCACTTGTTAATCGACTGCTTGAATTGGAGGGTCAGGGAGGTGTGCTTGGTGAAAGAATGTCGCCTGAAGTTAGAAACATAGCCGCTGCACTAGGTATGTATCCGGATTTATTTGATGAATACTCTACCAGTTCTATACTTACTAAAGACTTTGCTATCTCAGCACCATACTACATGAGTATGAAGGAAGCCAGACCTAGGGATCCATTACCACTACAGTTTGACAATGACGATAACGATCACCCAACATCGAAGAATATGTTAACACTATATCAATATAGCGACAATGAAGTATTATTGTTCTACACTCCACATTGGGCTGAAAGACTATCCAACGGAAGCAGAATACAGACTAGAATCTTCATAGCAGATGTATATTCCGAGAATCAACAATGGTTTGAATGGAGAATACTTCGCATGAACGAAGAAGCTTGCGATAATGACAACTTTGAAGATCCTATTATGGGTGAAGCTAGAGGCCATGGCAAACATGGGTTGTCATTCGCAGAAAGACAATTAGATCCGTTTATAGCATATGGTCCTTCTGGTTTGGATGAAACAGCCAGACGTAGATGTTTTAGAGTATCTGAATTGGAAACATCGTTTACAGACTCCGGACTTGGTCCTGAGTTTTTAGATCCTGATTGGCGTCCACCGCTACCCGGTCAAGCTGAAACGTCCGTTATTGACCCGTTAACCGGTAAACCCATGAGAAGAACATTCCCTACTCATACTATAATATCATTGCGTGAAATTTTGAAGAGGATAGTAGAACGCAAGCGTATTCTGGCCGAACCAGCACCTGAAGAAGCATTGGTTGGTGTCCAAAACCTACTTAATCGTATTAAAGATATATTCAAGTCTCAAGATAAGGCCAAAGAGTTGTTGGACAAAGAACGTCAATTACTTACACAACATCCAGAATGGCACAATGATCTATTGATTTACTTCTCTTGGTTGTTTCTATTTGGTATGTGGATTCGCTTCTGGAAAGGTCCTGGTACACCTTATCCAACAGTATGGACGGAAATAACAGAGGGTAACGACGAATACGCAGTTCGTGATGATAACGTTATTATGGAATTGAATGTTAGAGGTTATATCATCGATGTATTGGAGCGCAAGAATCCAGCGTTGTTGGAACATATTCGCCAACTGCCATACTTCTATCGAGATTGGAGAACTGGTTTAGTAACTCTTCCACAACCAGAACTAGCCGTACATTCTCTGAGAACACACTTGATTGAAGGCGTATTGGATTTTGTTCAGCTGTCTGACTTCTGTATGGCTCAGGCTAGCGATTTACTATGTGGGTCTGCTATTGTGTATTTGACTCAGATGTTACAGGTACCAGAATCTAGGTTGAGCGATTTATTGGTTTACGCGATGAAGCTGTTGAGAAACTACGAATCTACTACCATTTCTTCATTCCGTCATAGCTCCGAGAGAACTAAGACCGGTAAAATATTACAATTATCATTACAGGCTGTGGATCAACATAGTAAGGTATTAGATCATCGAGACTTGGCTAGTCAACCGGCATTATTATTAGCTCGTGGTACTGCAACAGGTCATTTACCAGAAGGATTAGGTGAGATATTGGATGAGGAAGAGTTGGAAGATGATGATCAACGTCTGGGTGCTGCTGAAAATGAGGAAGTAGTCCAGCCACTAGATCTAGCGACTGTCGACAAGAACGATATTGAATCTGTTAGGGAGGCTATAGTACATATGGGAAGGTACATCCGGTACGCCAGGGAGAACGAGCCGGAGGCAGACATTGAGACATTAGTAGAAGAACTTAATGACATGTTATTCATCAATGAGGTACTAAATGCAGCTCATGCCTATGAGCGTGATTATGCCGAAATGACGCTTGGTAATCTAACTCTTGAGACACTCGAAGGGCTTAAGTTGGATGTTAATAAGCGTTTTATTGCGGCGGAAGCAGCAGGCGACCATGCCGGCATGGTCAATACGTTAGCTGTGATGCGTGTAATAGAAGAAAGAATAGACCGGATGAGGCTAGAACAAGTGGATTAGAACATCAATTTTTTAAAAGTAATGTCTATTAGATATAGCGATGGTAATAGAAGATATTGTTGTCTATCTACTATACGGAGTACATCTATATTTTTAAAATCTATGTTAGATATCTGACTGTAGGACATTCGCATTGGAAAGGGTGCCTCCTATTATAGAACGCATACACCTAAAATGAAGATCTCCCACATCTCCGAGCACTTACAAATTGAGACTCCCAAGTCTCTCCTTCCCCTTGGTATCCCCGAGGTAATGAAGATGTTTGGTAGCTACTCCCAAGGATTTGAACTGGTAGTAGAGGGTACTAGACAAAGCTTTATGTCTCACTTCTCCAGGCTGTTGGATCTAGCCCGCGGACATGTTTTTGATGATATGGAATCGTTTGAGGTTGTCTTGAAAGCTAAGACCCCACTCCACATGCTATCAGTAGATCACCAAGAAGCGCGCCTGCTTGCCGGCGCATGCTCCAAGAGTGGTACTTACTATGACGCTGGTCATCCACTTATTCACTATTCGTGCATGAATAGTACCGAGGATGAAGATGTACGTGAGTTGTTTGACGATGAGCGCATTAATGTGGACAATACCATCTACCACATTCTCATTTCCTATGTAGGAGAGTGGAACGATGAGGAATGTACCGATGATGTAGAGGACGATTTGTTGGAGCTGGTTGCCGCCGTTACTGTCGTTGAGCCCACTCCTGAGCCCACTCCTGAGCCGGTATCCGAATCCGTTGATTCTTCTAAGTCAGAGGGTAAGTCTTATGCCAAAGAAGATCAGTTGCAGGTCTACAACTTCGGTGGTGTCAAAGTCAATCTCCCCCGCAGATTGTCAAGCGTCTTCCACGCCACCCAATTGAAGATTAACATTGACGCCCAGGGTAACGGCCTACATATGAAACTCCTCCATCCAGATACGCTAAAAGATGAACATCTCAATGGTATCATGTACTATGTTCGTCATCAGGATGGCGATAGAGACAAAAACCTCAACATAACTCTGGACGTGGTTGTTAAGGACAAATACCACGAGCATGACGCAACGGCGCTTATCGGAAATGGATGGTTACGCATGAACTTCCATGACGTATATGTTAACAATGAAGATCTAATTGACGGAACTCCTGACGACATCATCAGCAAGTCCATTGCGGGCACTGTTAGACAATTGTTTCCAGAAGACAAGCTGGTTATCAGAATCGCACCCGGAAGCCATATTATCATGGAGATTTCTCTTAATGACATCACCGATGATGATATTGGTAAGTTGTTTGCACTAGAATACTTTCACAATCCCGGTAATGGCGCGTACACTCAAAGATGTCTGAACTTCCATTATGCTACCTGCAGAAGATACATCTAAGCTGCACATATCCATCTATGTTACCTTGTTAGTTAGCGTTAGTTACCGCATTACAGTGTTTATCCATATAATTTTTTAAAAGCTACATATACTGTATGATTTCAGCGGTGTAGTATTAATATGCTAAATGGATACTTTTTATGATTAAATAATGGAACACATTAGTATCCTTACAATATAACATGTCGTTTACCTACGTGCGTCCAACTATAATAGGTTCTCTACCTAAACAATTAGTTACTTTAGGTCTGATTAAAGAGGGAGAGTTAACGAAATTTACATACGATAAAGTTAAGGATACATTTAAGAAGAGGATATACTTCTCTGAACAACTGTTTTTGGATAACTTACAACTAGTATGGGATGTAATATTTGATCCTAGTTTGACCATTGGTACAAAGTTGGTTATAGAGCACGTAACCGAGATCATAATTATTGATTATCGCGACACTCTTGATATATTAGTAGACGGTGAGTGGAAATCATATGATATTTATATCTGGGAAGGAACTGAGAAGGTAGGTTTTAATAAACCTGAGATAGAACGCGCTTTATCAGATGTACCAATTGAACTGAAACGGAATTCGTCAGAAGCAGGTACAAGTTGTTATCTGTCGTTCTATAAATATATAGGTTCTCCAGGTATAGAAACTAAGGAACTGGTATACGATAATGACGCTAAACAGTATAATGTCGTTTAGATTATACTGTTAGATCGCATATTGGATTAGTACCATCTAAGTCGCGATAGGTAATAAAATAGTTAAACATCGATTGGTTTTTAAAAACATATACCACACTATTGCGACATGTTATCTTTATCCTTGGAATACGGACACGTAAGTGATGTAGATAATATAGAGAACGAAGATTGTAGTAGTAGCAGTACAGAAGATACGTTTTTTAACATCGGTCAAGATATTGGTGAAGATACTGATAGGGATAATACATGCGCTAGAGGTATCAATATCACTGTAGATACTCTAACTATCTACCGTATCAATATACCAGATGATCTATCTTCGTTTATAGATCGTAGTTGCATATACTTATGTAAGGACAATCCTGTTGAGTGTGTTGAAATAGATCTCCGTGATAGATTATGTATCGGGAATGTTCAGATGTTAATGTCTTATGTCCACGGTCTACGACTTAGCTCTGGATGCGTTAACATAGATGTGCAACTTATAGTCGAAGCAAAATGTCAAGTATTAGGAGAAATTAACTCATGCGTGACTAGATTGCATATAGAAGCTCTAACTACAACAATATGTGCTTCAGATAGTAGGAGTGACGCAATTCTACAAGAGATCATCGAACGTATTGGTGACGGAGAGTGGACTCAACGCGTATCAATGGACGAAGTTCGCGTTTATATATTAACTTGGGATCTACTAGATGATGATATACTTAAATTACTATCAATGTACTATTGTTATCAGGACGATCTACAAGATAATATAGAACGTAAGTATACTGTTACCGGATTCCTTAGATTCAGTTGTATTGTTTGAATAATTGTAATATCGACATTTTGGTAATATGGTTCACTGATGGTAAAGAAAAAGGTACATATACGAACATGAAGGATAGAGATGTATTATGCCACTATGCCCTTCCTTTACTACACACGTCTTCAATCTACTCAACTTCTACATATCCAAGTTACTAACATACAATATGAACGTCGTTTACACTCCCGGATCATTCTTGGTTACTATCCCCAAAGAATTACAAGTTCTCGGTCTCGCTCGTAAGGTTCGCTTCTATGAGGATCTCAGTTACGATAGGGATGCTATCTTTATGCACCTTATGACTAAGGAGAAGATGATTGAACATATCGCTCTCATCATGGAGTGGATGCGTAAGTCAGTATGGAAGAGTAAATTGATCTTCACCATCATTGTTGAGTCTAGTACCGCGGTGCTTCGTATCGATAAAGACGAGATCCATATCGCCGTGTCACGCGGTAGCAGTGGTGACGGTGAAGACGGTAGTAACGGCGAAGAAGGACAAGAAGGAGGGGAAAAGGGAGGGGAAGAGGGAGAAGATGAAGATGAAGAATGCAGTAAGGGCGCAGGTAGAGACTGCAAGGGCGTAGAGCCCTCCGAGATTGCGAGTATCATTGACGGCGAACAATTCCAAGAACCAGATACCAAGTACAAGCTTGAGATCAAATACGATGGCGATGTTACACGTCGTATGAAGATCAAAACTCCAGTGTGGAGTGGTAAATCGCAGCAGACGGTAGATGGGATTGCCGAGTTTGACGCCGTGGCTCAGAAGATTGTTGACTATGCTGAAGAGCTGCTCAAACTTAGAAAGGAGATGGAACTCAAAGATAAGGCAAAACTCAAACAAGATGCAGAACTTGGAAGCCAGGTAGAACAGATGAACATTCAGCCGGCAGACACATCTAGCGAAACTCCAACCAAGTTAGCCAGATCTGTTGGCTTCACGGAATGGTAATTACATCATGCTGAAAGCGCGAAGCGTTATGGATATACAACCATATATCCAATCACTATGACTCAGGTAACCTTGTTGTGTTCAATTACATATATTGTTATATAACATATTGACTATAAACATCTAAAATATATGTTTCGTTTTTAAAAGGTTGTTGTGTGATATACTTACTTGTCTAATTTGCAACATTAAGTTAGTTGTATTACTTTACTTATCATCGTTCATCTATATACTACCAATATCAATGTCTACTGTTAGAGGAAAACGCGGTATTCTAGTAGTTGCCCCTATGGGCTCTGGTAAAACATATTGGATCAATCAACTGCCGGAAGCAGAAAGAAGTAAATGGCTAGATGGCGATTCGCTGCTTGAGGAAGCCGGTATTACCAACAGGAACAATTATTGGTATCAAGATGGTCGCGATAGATTCCAACTACAAGTTAAGGAACTATTTGGTCAATGGATGACGACTGGACACAACATCTTCTATTCGCCTAATCCTTTTAAATTGAAGGGTGATGCACTCGTTCTACCCGACCTGTTGAAACGTTCTAAGTTTCTGGAAAATAGAGGCAGAGAGGGAGGGTTCCAACCCAGTGTAGAACAGTTCAATCGAGAACAAGACGTATATCAACGTGCCGCCACCATCGGAGCATACACTTGGGTAATTCAATCTGATATTCCTAGTCTAGCAGAGATGAAGGAGTTGCAAGCTAGGTTGGGTAACTCGCCTCTACCTTTTTAAAAACCTTTATTGATAACACTAACTAGGTATGACGGTAACACTAATAACATAACGTCATCTAATCAATATCTCCATTCCAATCTGCGTCGTACTCATCACGAATATACTGGATAGGGGATTCAATACCTCCATAGGGCACCTTGTTTCCATCCTCGTCAGCATAGTACGGTTCCTCACTGTAGGGTCCGTCATCAGAGCTACCATCCCCTTCTCCAATGTGGTATGGTTCTTCTTCGCCAGAACTACTGCTGTCATTCCCTGCTCTAACGGTGCTACCAACAGTACCCAAACAGAACACTGAGTTGCTTCCATTAACAACGTCGACGCTGTAAAGGGAACCGTGAGTGTTGGTACCGTATAATGCGCCAATTGCAAAGGCAAGGGGTTGAGGTCCGCAGGCGTGAACAATCAAACCACGAACACATCCTCCACTGCTACGAGCGTCCTTACGACCATCCAACGATGCTTTGTCCATAGCGCGACGAATGACGTTCACAACATCTCCAATGTTGTTGTTGGTGATAAAGCGGCAAGACTCATCGCGGACGTTAACTCGGATCAAGTTGTCAACATGGAATCTCATACCATACTTCTTACTTAGAACCTTGCAGTTATCATCCACTTCATCAGCAGTGATCTGGTGACGGCTGCTACTACCAACAAATAAATAGTCACCAACCACAATGTTACTGATGCTACTGAATGACTGAGGTTCTCCCCAGATCTTCTCGACCTCCATCTTGAAGAAACCAACATCCTTAACCGGAGCACTGAGGTTCAACAATTGAATAGACGGACCAGCTTTCCAAGCGACAACACATGGTAAAGTACCATTAGTTTCAGGTAGGTTACTAGCCATCTTGGTACCAATGGCGATAGTGGTAGTAAGGGGAGTGGCCAAGTACACCAGACGTTTAGTGGCGTCCAAATCCTGACCATTGTTGCAAGCGGTACCGTAAGCCTTCTCAATGTCCCTTACGTAGGTCTTGAGTGAATGTTCGATATCGTCGTCGGTTTGGTTGCCGGCAGTTAGACGAGGGAAATCTTCGTTCAGTCCGTACTGAGACTGGAGGTTCAATCCGGTAATGTTGTTACCAGTGGCGGTATTATACAGTTCAACCACTTTATCGACTAGAGGAGGACTGAGCTCACTTCCGTTAAATAAAGGCAGAGAGTACAAGTTAACCTTGGGTTGATCGGACATTATGAATTGTTAGTAAGTGTGGGGTACTACTGATTCAACATCTATGGTTTGTCAACTTGTAATTATGTTTAATATAACTACCATCACATTAAGTACAATAAAATATACATATAATTATATTTTATGTTCTATAGCTATACTGGTATAGTTAAAAATAATGACAGAGAAGATGGCCTCATATCATAAATTCTTGTCGTAGTAACCCATCATCGTTGATTGTTTGTATTAGCTCCTTTTACCATTCTTTATCGCGTTCCCCCGTTACCTGCTACAATCACATAACAACTATCATCTAACTATATTAACGTAAAATCAACATGGCAGCTTCAGGTAGCGTCAAAGATAGAAAGTTTATTATCGTCAAGCGAGAAGATGATGAAGTGAAGCCGATAAAGGTGAAGATACCCAACGACTTAGCCAAACTGTTGGGTGTGAAGTCGGTTGTTGACTTTGAATTAACCCAAAACATGTTGGATTACGAGCTTGAGAAGCTAATCCACGCAGATAAGGTTAAACAGTATAAGGATACCATTATCCGGTATCTGAGAACATCAGAAGAAGATCTAGATGGAAGGTTCGAATTAAGTATGAGTACCGATGAAGACGCCATTTACTTCGACCAAGAAGAGGTTACTTTCGGCGCCAATGGTGACGCACCGGTCGATGACGACGTATTGATTGCCAACGTAGATGACGAGTATATCTCGGGACTTCTGACTCGGGAAAGTATGCACAACGATGCCACCCTGGAATGTAAGGTGACTCTCACTCTGGATGATGAGTACTGATTTAACTTTTTAAAAGGAAAGTAAGATACTCCGATACTCCAATACTCCAATACTTCAATACCACACTACTGTCTAAAAATGGACCCCGAAATAGTTCCAGACATGGAGTCCGAAGTAGACACCGAAACAGACTCCCAAATAGTTCCCAATGTGGAGAGTGTAGAGGAAAGAGCAGATGAAAGCGTGGAGGAGAACATAGATGAAAGAGTGGAGGAAAGCGTGGATGAAAGCGTGGCGGAGGTAGTCTATGTTCCATTATTGGGTGTAAAACGTAAGAGGGGCCCCGACTTCGATACTCCAGACTCAGACATAGATGAACTACGCGACAATATATCTAATAACATAAGTAATAACGTCCATCTGGTGGACGCATGTGTGACGTTTGAACAACTCCCGGTAGCTGCTAACATATTCTCATTCTCTAGGGTTAATGTGTTGCATGCATTTTACAAACATCCCAAGTTGAACGCTTACGTATGTCATTTCAATATTTCTGTGAACGAGTTTACTTATAAGTTCGAGCAGATAAAGAGGCTAGATTGGGTACAACACCGTCCCTACTTCAAAATATGGGATGGGAAAATGAGATTAACGTTATATTCAAAGTACTTGACGATAGTTCAAGATGACAAAGAAGGTACACCACAACTAATATTCAAACGCGTAATTGGGAGACTGTCTGCAGATAATGTGAGATTATTGATAAAAGAATACTTACCTGAATCTGAGATATGTAAATTGAGTTTATACAGACCATCTCAGCCCCTGGACTAGTAACCTAAATTATCGCATATGTGGTAAGTGGTGATATTTAAAATGTTACTATGTTGTATATGACACCATGATGATTAAGCTTAATATACCAAAACTAAACGAGCGCTACACACCAGCCACTATTGACTTGGACTTACCACGTAAGTTAAGAGTCGCTGGATTACCGGATACTGTTAGATTTACTGAAGTTTCTAGATTGTATTTCCAGCACGTTCACGTGATAACACGCGATGTTATGATTGAGAATTTACCTTCGATCCTATCTATTATTAGAAAACACAATGTGAAGAAACACGCTATAGTTTTGTCTATTGGTGTGGCTAACCAGAAGAGAGTTTACACTTTCGGCTACAATGGTGGCGAACTGCAGGGTCTCAGTGGGAAATTCTTGCGCGTGCAAACACGTACCTACCTTCGGGAGACCACGGACCAAGATGTGTTGGATAAGATCAATCTCAAGGACTTTGTTGACGATCCTGAAACGGTGTACTACGTACAGTTACTGTACAACAAGTGGGACGATTATAAATTCTACATAGGTCATAAATATGGACTATGTAGAGTGTGCTACCGTGAACATCAAGATGGAGAGACAGTAGATTCTGTACTATGTAAGGTGCGTCTACTGAACATAGGCGGTTATCATCCACATGCTGTGTCTGTAGACCCTGGATCTAGTAGCCAACCTGGCAACTAACGTTTTTAAAAACTTTACTCAACTGTAAGGGTAACAAGATCTAGCACAGTAACATACATACGACCAGCTCTACTCTTCCAGTCGTGCGTATATCCCATGAGACAATCATCAATTAGATGATAATAATGAGATAACAAGTTAGTATCAACCATGAATAGATCATTCAACTTAACAACATTAGCACGTTGTTCATCGTTAAGTTCTCCATAATGATGGACGTACAATCTGGACGTACTTCCTAATGAGCAATTGAGTTGAATTATTAACTTTTCGTCGTCAACGTATATTACTTTCTTGCTTGTGTAGCTAACATCATCTAATTTAAGTTTCAGAATGATATTACCGCTAGCATTCGCTATAATAGCGGTTGCGTCCTTCTGATACGAATAGTACTTACCTACTTTGGTTCTAGTGTAATCATCTAGACCTATTGGTCTAACGAAATCATCTTTAGGTAAGGATCCAGGTTCCAGAGGTTTACCTACAATACATTT